TCATATCTAATGCTCTTGCTCTTGCTCAGGCTTCGGATTCTTTTGATGATGTTGGACTTCCGTTTTCCTATGGTGCTTGTAAAATTCTTGATTTGTTAAGTTATGGTTCGTTTATTGCATCGGATAATACTTCTAAAGCCGCGATTTCTAAAGCTTATTTAGGTTTTTCTCCTTCTACTGATGATAAGAATCCATTGGTTTATAGAGTTTCGCAGGTTGTGAATCTTCTTCCTTTGCTTGCTTATCAGAAAATTTACTATGATTTTTTCAGCAATTCCCAATGGGAAAAACATCTCGCTTATTCTTATAATGTAGATTATTGGGATGGTAAGTCACAATTAGCCTTGTCTCCTGATATGTTTAAACTTCGTTATGCGAACTATCCTAAAGATTATTTCATGGGCATGCTTCCTAATTCTCAGTATGGTTCGGTAGCTGTTTTGCCGTCTTCGTTTGCTCCTGCTTATATTTCTAACCGTATTGTTTCTGACGCCCGTAATAATTCTTATTTATATCAGAAAGTAGGTTCAGGTGATGTTTCTATGACGGAATCTGTTTCTGCTACTACTCCTGTTACTCTTAATTCTGACCTTTCCGCCCTCTCAATTCGTGCAACCGAATATCTCCAGCGTTGGAAAGAAGTAGTACAATTCAGTAGTAAGGATTATTCAGACCAGATGGCTGCCCAGTTTGGTATTAAGGCTCCCGAGTATATGGGTAATCATTCTCATTATATTGGAGGCTGGTCCAATGTTATTAATATTAATGAAGTGGTTAATACTAATCTTGATACGCAAGAATCACAGGCTAGTATTGCTGGTAAAGGTATTGGCTCTAATTCAGGTCATACTATTACCTATTCTTGTGGCGCAGAACATCAGGTAATTATGTGCGTTTATCATGCTGTACCTATGCTTGACTGGGATGTGTCTGGTCAAGCTCCTCAGTTAACTGTTACTTCCGTTTCTGATTTTCCGCAGCCTGCATTTGACCAACTTGGTATGCAACCTGTTCCTGCTCTTAATCTTATTAATGATAAATCCCGTGTCGCTAATGGTTCTTTAGGATATAATCTTCGCTATTGGCAGTGGAAGTCTTCTATTGATACCGTTCACGCTGGTTTCCGTAAAGGTCTTTCCTATCATTCGTGGTCTGCTCCTCTTGATGGTTGGGATGTGCTGACTTCTTCTGGTACTTTTACTTATCAGTCTATGAAAGTTCGCCCTCAACAATTGAACCCTATATTTCTGCCTCAGGTCTCTGGCACTAACTCAGGTGTTTCTTATGACCAGTTGTTGTGTAATGTTAATTTTCAAGTATATGCTGTTCAAAATTTGGATAGAAATGGTTTACCTTTTTAATTGATTGATTATGAGAGATTTTGCTTATAAAAACCTTGATTTTATTCAGGATGAATATGTTCCTGTTAGTGTTGAGGACAATCCGTGTTATAGTCCTTCTGTTTATGATTCGGTTATGTATGACGAAACTCCTGATGGTGATTTGATTCAGGCTGATATGACTCAAATCTTACTGAATCAGGAAAAATACCGTAATTTACTTGGTGATATGAATGTTCAGAATATTATTGCACAGATGCATCCTACTCAGTCTACTGTTATGGATGGTATGACTGATGAGGAGCGGTTTAAATGTGTTATTTCACGGCATTGTCAGACAATGTCTGAACGTCAGGCTGTTCTTCAGCAATTGGCTAGTGAAAAATCTGAATTGACGGCTTATGCCGAAGCTATGTTGGCCGAGCAAAAGTCAGCGCCCGATTCGTCGCCCGCCCCTGACGCTTCTGCTCAATGAGGTTTTATGATATTGGAGAAAGCCCCTTAATGGGGCATTCCGAAAAGCATATTGCTCCGCTTGTCCTTGGTGGTATTATTGCTGCTGGTGCTTCTTTGGCTGGTAATGCTATTGGTGCTTCGTCTCAGAATAAAACCAATGAGACTTCCAAGGAGATTGCTGAGATGAATAATAAGTTTAATGCTGAACAGGCTCAACTTCAGCGTGATTGGCAAGAACAGATGTGGAATAAGAATAATGAGTATAATTCTCCTCAGGCTATGATTTCCCGAGGTCTTAATCCATTTATCGGTTCTTCTACTGGTGCTGGTGTTTCTAAATCTCCTGCTTCTGGTGGTGCTGCTGCTTCTGCTGGTTCTCCTCCTAGTTTGCAGGCATTCCGTCCTGATTTCTCTGATGTTGGTTCTGCTCTCGCTTCTATGGCTCAGGCTCGTGCTTCGATGATTAACGCGGAACAGAATGCTGCTCTTACCCCCTACCGTATCAACCAGATTCTTGGTGATACCAATTATCGTAATATCGGTGTTGGTCAGTCTGGTTATTGGAACGCTTCTACTGGTAGACGTTCTGCTCTATTGGACCAGTCTAAAGAATATCAGGAGCTTAGGAATATGGAATTTGCAGGTCGTCTTACGTCGGCTCAAGAGGCACAGATTCTGCTTGACTCTGAAGCCCAACAGGTACTTAATAAATATCTGGATGAACAACAACAAGCTGATCTATTTATTAAGGGTCAGACACTTGCTAATCTGTACTCGCAAGGTTCTCTTACGGAAGCCCAATATAAATCTGAAATGGCTAAGGCTGTTAAGACTGCCGCTGAAACCAATGGTATTCGAATTAACAATAGGATTGCTTCTCAGACCGCTGATTCTTTGATTTATGCAAATATTCAGTCTAACCGTGCCCGAGGTCTATCTTCATTATGGGATTCGAAAAATACCAATGTCCTTAAGAATATTGAGTATTCTAAGGATAAGGCTCTTCGTGATTATTATAAATGGTCTTCTAAGCATAAACAGAAGGACGTTGATTCTTATGAATTACGGAATGCTGTAGATTATGGCACTCGTATATTTCAAGGTATTGGTAATTCTATTGGTCGTAAATAGATTCAGGATTCTAAATCTATTCTCTTTCCCCCACGAAGTGGGGGAAAATTTTTTTGTACATTTATTAACATTTACTAAACACTCTTTAACTCCAACTTTGTTGTACTTTGCAAACTATTTCGTATCTTTGTAATACAGAAAAGAACCAAAAACTTATATATTATGTATTACGAATTAAGAATCAAACTTGGACGTAAAGTCGTTTTTTCAAAGGTTGGAACATTGGAAAACTGTGTTGAATGGATTAATCTATGGCAAACATCCCCTTCTCTATTGGATTGTTCTTACAGTTATTCTCTCTATCCTCGGGTGTAATAGCATCCTTCAGGACTAGAAGCCCATCGCGGCGTTTGAGCGATATACACCCGCCGCCCGCGTAGGGCTTGGTCGAAAAACGGAGCGGAGCGACTTCCTTATAGGAGCGCCCCGCTCCGGTATTTTAGCACGCAGGTGCGCAAAGGCAAGTCAGTCCCTGCCTTGCCGTGCCTATACACCCCTGTATACATCCACTTGTTAATTAAGCGAAGCCCCTAGTTGTGTGCGAAGCAAAATTGAGTTATCATCTCAATTTCTCCGTCTTCTTGTCCATAAACGCACAACTCACACTCTATCATAAATGGTCCTCTCCCCACAATTTTTAAAGAAACTATTTGGAACTACGAAAAAAACTCATACCTTTGCATCGTGTAGAAGTTACAATTATTATTAATGTTTTAAACTTTGTTACAATTATGCAGAAATTTATTATTTCAGTTAAAGAAAAAGCTTCTGGTCGCGATGCTGTTTCGCCTTTTGTTGTTGATTCTCTTAATGTTCTTGAACTTTATTCTGACCGAATTTCTTCTTTGGGTCTTATTGTTGTTGTGGACCCGATTAGAGAAGAAAATAATTTTGTTGAACTTAAAACTCAAAGCAATGAAAAACAATAATATTTGGAAAATTGTGATTGGCGCTGTTTCTGCCGCTCTTGGTTACATCCTTAACGCTATTGGATTATGAATGGTGCTCTTATGGGTTTTCTTGACCATTTGTTATCTTTTAACTTGCATTTTACGATAACAAGTGCTAAGCGCTCCATTGCTGACAATAAGGCTGCTGGTGGTGTTCCTAATTCTCAGCATTTGTTTGGAGAGGCTATTGATATTAAGCCTTATGGCTCTACTACTTATGGTCGGTTGCTTGAGCATATTCATAGTTACTCGGATAATGTTCATGTATTTGACCAACTGATATTGTATCCTGCATTTATTCATATTTCATTTGGTAAACGGAATCGTCACCAAGTGATTGATAAACGCAAGTAATTATGAAATTTTCTCCTGATTTGTTTAAAGCTGTTGACCATTGTCAACATCGTTCGTTTATTACGAATAAATACACTGGTGCGCGTATTGCTGTAGATTGCGGTCAATGTGATTACTGTATCCATAAGAAAGCTAAAAAAGCGTCCATGCGCGTGAAGACCGCTGGAAGTGCTTTCAAGTATTCTTATTTTGTTACTCTTACGTATGACAATGTCCATATTCCTCTTATGTCTTGTAAGGTTCTCCATAGTGATTATGAGGATGCTTTAGGCATTTCGGGAGATATCCATTTTGGCAATGAGTATCATCGATATATCCCTGTTTCCGAGTATCAATGTGATGATAACTCCGTCTTGCGTCATATATTCTTCGAACAGGTTCAAGGCACTGTGCCGTTTGACCGTGAAATTAAGGAATATGTACCTGTTAAGGATAATTGGTTTCTTAGTATGGATGCTATTCGTGGTTTTATCAGTAAGACGCAGGCTGTTGATAAAACGGATTATCCCGCTTCTGCACAATATGGTCGTGATAATCTTATTCCCTTCTTAAATTACGTTGATATCCAGAATTATATCAAACGTTTACGTAAACATTTATTCCAAAGTTTAGGTTCTTATGAAACGTTACATTTCTACGCTGTGGGTGAGTACGGACCCGTACATTTCCGCCCGCATTATCATCTCTTATTATTCACAAACTCGGACGAAGTCGCCCAAGTTTTACGACACTGTCACGATAAGAGTTGGAAACTCGGTCGTTCAGATTTCCAACGTTCCGCTGGTGGAGCTTGTTCATACGTTGCGAGCTACGTTAATAGCTTGTGCTCTGCTCCCTTATTATATAGAACATGCCGCGCATTTAGACCCAAATCTAGAGCATCTGTCGGATTCTTTGAGAAGGGTTGCTCTTTCGTGGAAGACGAAGACCCTTATGCGCAAATTGAAAAAAAAATCGATTCTGTCGTTAATGGAAGAATCTACAACTTCGCTGGCGTTAGTGTTCGCTCCACTCCACCCTTGTCGTATATCCGTACCTTATTGCCGCGGTTCTCGTCTGCTCGCAATGACGATGCTACTTCGATTGCTCGAATTCTTCTCGCTGTTCACCGAACACCGCAGAGAATTGCTAAGTTCGGATTCGTTGATTACAAACAAGACTCAATTTTGAGTCTTGTTCGTGCCTATTATAATTATCTCGAGGTTAATTCTATTCTTACTGATGATGACAAAATTATATTACATGCTTCTCGGTGTCTTACTAGGTTTGTTAACTGTTCTAGTAATGTCGATATTGAATCTTTTATTAATAAGTTATATAGGTTGTTCTTATATGTCTATAAATTCTTCCGTAATTGGCATCTCCCTCTCTTCGGCTCTGATATTAGTGCTTATTCCGGTCGCATTAGTTTTATCATTAAAACAGGTATAGATTATGAAAAGAAAAAAGATTATGAAAATCTACGAGATGCATTCAATCTTCGAGCCAAAAACCCGTTTATATCAGATTGTATGTTTGCGTTGCCTCAGAGCGGGTGCGAGACGGATGTCTTGTCGAATGTTTCATGTGAGACGATTCAGCTTCTTGACCAGCTCCGGTACCGTAGTGCGACATTCTGTCGTGATATGATTAAACATAAGAAGCTTAATGATTCTAATAATATATTTAACCGTATGGTCTAATTTAATTTAATTGATTATGAGTGATTTTAATCCCCTTGACCGAGCGCGAATTAATACTCATCGCTCGTCTTTTGATTTGAGTTCTAAAAAACTTTTTACTGCTAAAGTTGGTGAGATTTTGCCCTGCTATTGGCAAATTGCTATTCCAGGAAGTAGTTATCGTATTTCTTCTGATTGGTTTACTCGTACTGTTCCGGTTAATACAGCTGCTTATACCCGTATTAAAGAGTATTACGATTTCTACGCTGTGCCGTTACGCTTGATTTCTCGTGCGCTTCCGCAAGCATTTACTCAGATGACGGACTATATGACTTCTGCTGCTTCTGCTAGTAAGAATTCTGAGTCTCTTACCTCTGTTCCTAATACTTCTTTGCAGTTCATATCTAATGCTCTTGCTCTTGCTCAGGCTTCGGATTCTTTTGATGATGTTGG